TGAATCAGAGGGCTGGACCTTCTATACTACCACAGTGTCAGATCCAGCACACTGGGCCAGAGGCGGTATTTTCACTATCGAACAATATGAGCGTGATAGCCTGATATCATACATCTCAGATGCGCACAAGGATGCCTATGGTTTCCGTCCTCGTGGTTGCAACTATTCAGAGTGGACCATGGCTCAGCTTGAGGAAGAAGCTGATCGCATGAGCGATGCAGTTACTCAGGCTATAGAAGCCAATGAGGTGGAGAAAAATCAAACTGTAGAGGCATTTGAGCAGAGTGTTCAGAATATGATTGGCATGGGTGCAGGCAACCGTGCTACTGCTCTCAGATGGTTGACAGACGCTGAAACGTTCCATAGCCCACAGTGTGTTGAGAGTTTTGTGTGGGAGCAGGGCATTCTATTTACTGACTATGGTCGCACCCTGGTCACTGAACTTGCTGATATCGTGACATATACTGATTGGGAGGCCGCGTAAAATGATAGTCAAACAGACATTATATAAGTTAGACAGCAAAGGGAAGGTTCGTGAATGGCGCATGGAAATAGACGGAGACAGATTTCGAACTGTAAGCGGGTTAATTGATGGGCAACATGTGACATCTGAGTGGAAGCAGACTCATGCCAAGAACGTGGGCCGTGCCAACGCTACTACCGCTGAGGAGCAGGCTATTACAGAAGTAGATGCTCTGTACACCAAACGCTTGGAAGGCGAGTACCACACTGACATCAATAACGTTGGCAAGGCAAGATTCTTCAAGCCCATGCTGGCGGCTAAGTGGGAGGACCGCAAGGATAAAATTACGTACCCTGTAATGGTACAACCCAAGTTAGATGGCGTCAGAGCAATCATTAATCGTGATGGTATATGGAGTCGTGCTGGCAAGAAGATTGTAGCAGTGCCTCACATTGAGCAACAGTTGGCATTACTATTTGTAAGGTTCCCAGACATGGTCCTGGACGGTGAACTTTACAACCACGACCTCAGGGACGACTTCAATAAGATCATTAGTTTGGTTCGCAAGACTAAACCCACTGAGGCAGACTTGGCAGAGAGTGCTGACACAGTAGAGTTCCATACCTATGACTTTGCTCACTACCCTGACCTTACTTACTTTGATCGTGCCAGGTCACTCAGAGACTTTGTAGACATCAACTCAGAGAAGATACCCAGCGTGGTATGGGTACAGACTGACTCAGCAGACTCAGAAGCAGAAGTAGACGACCTGTTTGGTAGCTATGTGGAGCAGGGCTATGAGGGCGGCATCATTAGGCTCAACGGGGTGTATGAGCAAAAGCGTAGTAATAATCTACTCAAACGTAAAGATTTCGAAGATGCTGAATTTGAAATTGTGAGCGTGGAAGAGGGCCAGGGCAACTGGAGTGGTTACGCCAAGACACTGTTTATCAAACTTCCCGACGGTACTATACAACAATCTGGATTGGCAGGCAATCAGGCGCACCTCAGACAAGTACTCGCAGAAAAAGATGCTTATGCTGGCGGAGAAGCTACTGTGCAATACTTTACTAAAACTCCCGATGGCAAACTCAGATTTCCAGTAGCAAAAGTTCTGTTCAAAAGTAACAGAGATATTTGACAAAACAATGTATAATAGTTTATAATAGATTTATGACATTAGTAATAGACAAATACACATACCCCAAGCTAGAGCGTGAGATGATTTCAGGCATTCGTCACTACACAGATGGCGATACGCCAGTGCCCAGTGTGACTACCATATTGTCAGAAACAGGCGATAAGACTGCACTGTTTGAATGGCGCAAGCGAGTGGGTGACGCTGAGGCTAATCGTATTAGTCGTGAGTCAGCTGGGTTGGGTACCAAAGTACACAACGCCCTGGAGAAGTACGCTCTGGGGGAGGAATGGGACACCTTTGGCAATAATCTGGTAAGCACCATGGCTAAAAGCATGACGTCAGAGATGATAGACAAGGGTCTGAGCAACGTTTCTGAGATCTGGGGCATAGAAGTGGGCTTGATTGCACGTGGCTTGTACGCAGGCACAGCAGATTGTGTGGGCATGTACAACGGTGTCCCCAGTATCATTGACTTTAAGACTGCTAAAAAACTTAAGAAACGTGAGTGGATCGACGATTATTTTATGCAAGGCGCGGCATATACACTCGCACACAACGAAATGTTCGACTCAGGAATCGACCAAGTAGCTATTTTAATGGTAGACCGTGACAATAAATTTAAAGATTATATAGTTTCTGGTCAGGAACTCACAAAATTTAAGTCGTTGTGGGGTCAAAGGATTCAGGATTATTATTCCAGAATCTAAATAGCCCTTAAGGATAAATACACGGATAACATAGGAGTTTTCCGTGGCGGATCCATATAACGACGAAAATCAAACTATCATAGGCAGAATGCAACAGAGACGTGGTCTCAAGCAAGACTTACCACAGCCTTTGCGTCCTGGTGAATTTGGTTTTACAGTAGACAGTCAACAACTTTACATTGGTGCAGATCCAGAGCAAGCACCAGCATATAATAAGACCAGTGTGTATGAAAATACAACTGGAGCTGTGGAAACAGCAAATGCTATCATGAGCAATCAGATAGTATATTTTACTTTTCCATTTAAAAAATATGCCAAAGGCGAGCCTTCTGGAGCAACAAATTCTTTTAATTGGTTACCAAGTAGCATAAGACTAACTGGGGTTGATACTAATCCCGTTTTTAGTAATTCTGTCACAACCACTAATAATGTTAAAAGTATTATGACAAATAATACTTTTACGGCTACTGATCTATATGTAAAAAGAAATAGCACTATTCAGCTAGGCAATAATTTTGCTACCTATACAACTCTAGCGGCAGAGGATTATATTTTCGATCAGGCCAATCCAGATGGAACAACCAGTCATAATTTAGTGTTTAGATCAACACCACAACCCAGTGAAGAGATCACTGTGAGTTATTATGACAAAGATGCTATTATTAAATTATTAAGTAATCGCAATGGAGGCAGCGGCGGTAACCAGGACGGTTTTTACACAGGCACTGCCTTCCCCAGTTTTTACACTACATATAATATTCCTGCGTGGGATCAGATTGATACAGATTTAATTCAGATTTCCGACACTTCAGGGTCTGGGTACATAGGACTGGAATTCAAACATGTCGCACCCAGAGCGATGAGTACAACCATAAGTAACCCTACCAATATCACTGGACTATGTGATTTAGTGTTAGTTACTCCGGGCAATGCCGTATCTGACAGATTACCCAGCGGTGGTAATATATTACAAACTGCAAATTTATTAGAAATTCCTGTTACAGATACGACAGAATTCAGTCTGACTTCACCAAATAATATTATTTCGCTAAGTCAGAGCGAGACTGGCGCCGGAGATAATTGGTTAACTTCAAACTCCTGGATAATATCCAGTATTGATCAAAGTAACTCTACTGTCACAGTGGATATTGCTGATAATGGATTTACGCATTTTCCAGTAACAGATGTGATTGTGGGAAGTTCTGCAAGTGACATCACAATTACTGGTCCACTTGCTCAGGGTATTATTGCAGCTGGCAGTGGTACCAACGGTCATTTCTTTAAAATGATAACTGGAAATGTAACCGTAGATGATATGTTTTTCAGAGTAAAGGTATATCCCAACAATGGCACAAAAATCAATGGAGAGATATGGGCAGAGGATTGTGGCCATTACAAAGAAATCACAACGTTTATGTCTCCTTTTGAATCTGATGCCGTAGCCAATGAAATTAAAAATAATCTTACCCATTATATAAATTGGGGATATGGAAAATTAGAAACTAGCGGAAATTTAATGCCTGCCAGTGGCAATGTAGTGCAAGTATATAGTAAATTTAGCAACTACAATAATACCAACGGTTATGGCAACATAACTATTGCTGGGTCTAGCAATATAAGCCAGATCTCCAATACAGTAAAAGACATCAACCAGGACCTAGCAAATGTGTTAGCAACACAAAACGAACTTTGGAGCACAAGCACAGCAAATACATTCTTTATAGAAGCAGATGCTCCTGTTAGATCTAATGTAAATTTAAGTCATTATCCAAATCTAGGTAATATGATTGCTAATGAATTTTATCTGGACGATACACTTATTTTTGATCTTAGCGGCGTGACAAATTTAAATAATATTGTAGCAATGGTCAATAGTCAAAATGACTGGCCCCTGATGCAATTAGTACCAGGTGAAGTTGATAGTCAGGGAAATCCCAATAAGATTATGATTACTTTAAATCCTGCTGTTACTAGCGCCTATACTACTTTTGAAATTGTGCCAGATGAATGCGGTACTGCAGAATTGCTGGGATTGTCGTCAGGAAAATATGACGAATCAAATACTTACAAGGCTAAGTTAGAGGATTGGTTTGCAGATTTATTAGCACAAGCTGACTGTCCCATTATTAACACAGTGGCCACAGGAAAAACATATAGCACTAATCCTACAACAAAATCAGTTATTGAAAAATATATACTGCCTTTTGATGAAACATTTCAGGAACTTACTTTTGCAAGCAGAGAGGAAGCACTGGCCTTTAATGAAGTAGTTAATCAGTTGTATTTCCAACAAAGTACTTCCGATATACGCGGACTAGTAAACATTAAAAGTAACCTAGAAATTGAATTGAAAACTGGTCTTACCATTGGTGATAAAACAGTAACCTATGTGGATTTAAATGGTGCCGAGCAAGCAATTCCACAAGGACCGTCCACTCCCAGCCCAACTGAAATAAGTCCTTCTCAGTGGAAGGATGTTGTGGGTGCAGTATTTAATACCAGTGACTATGACACTTATGTGTTAGAATATACCATAAGAGAAGCAGAATTTGAAAGTGCTAGTGGAGATGGTTATCAAAAGGTTGGAACTTTGTTTATATCTGGCAGACAGGATTTTAGTTTGGGAGTGGGTGATGTTGTGTTTCAGGATAACAGCTCAGAAATGGCAGATTTAAACATGCAGGAGTTTTTAACAAGTTCCGACGGTGATGCTGTTCCAGCATTGCATCTCAGAGTTATAAATGATGGCGTAAATGTCAGACTGCAGGCTTTTAACAGAATGCCTCAGATTTTAACCATGAGATACTTAGTGCGACGTTGGAATAGTTTGGGATAATCATTGTTCGAAAAACATCACACAGGCAGAGATCGTCTGAAAGTATTTAGAAATTTCAGACAACAGGATCCAGATAAAAAATCTGTTATAGAAGCTTTTGCTAATGTGGATATCAAACCCAGATACGTAGACTATTATTCTCCCAAGAATTGGCCAAATACCTTTGACATTATCGAGGAAGGCATGCTTTGTCAGAGCGGGGTAACCCTAGTTATTGCTGCTACATTGCATCATTTTGGGTATACATCAGACACCGATATAAAATTGATTGCAGTAAGTAATCATATCACTGGCAGAGAAGGTCTTATACTTCAGGACAACGGAAATTGCTATAATTTTCTACCTGGAAAAATCGTATCAGATAAGTATGTGGCAGAGAATAGTATCATTTTGGATCAACACATTATACAGCCTGATAAATTATTTGGTTGACAAGATAAGTATCATACAGTAGAATAGTTACACACATAATAAGGATTAACAGTGTCTCCCAAAAGCATAATGATCATCAAAAGAGACGGGTCCAAAGAGGATCTAAACCTGGATAAACTCCACAAAGTAGTTTTTCATGCTTGTGAAAGTATTTCCGGGGTAAGCCCAAGTCAGGTGGAAATCAAGAGTCACATACAATTTTATAACGGTATAAAAAGTTCTGATATCCAGGAAACTCTCATAAAAAGTGCCGCAGATCTTATCTCTGAAGAAACACCAAATTATCAGTATGTTGCTGGCAGATTAGTAAATTACCATTTACGCAAGCAGGTATACGGCGTATTTGACCCCCCGTGTCTGTGCGAAATAATTCAGTCTAATATCGATAGAGGTTTTTATGATGCCGACATCATGGATAAGTATACCAAAGCAGATTTCGATGAAATAGAAACATACATAGATCACAGTCGTGATAACGATTTAACCTATGCAGCCATGGAACAATTCCGTGGAAAGTATCTAGTGCAAAATCGCGCCACTGGGGAAGTATTTGAGACTCCACAAGTAGCTTATATTATGATTGCTGCCACTCTGTTTTCAGATTATCCCAGGGATACGCGCCTTCATTATGTAAAAGAATACTATGATGCAATCAGCAAGTTCGATCTGAGTCTGCCCACGCCTGTCATGGCTGGGGTAAGAACACCACAGCGACAGTTTAGTAGCTGTGTGCTGATTGAAACCGATGACTCACTGGATTCAATCAATGCAACTTCAAGTTCCATCGTTAAATACGTTAGTCAAAAGGCTGGTATTGGGATTGGCGCTGGCAGTATCCGTGCCATTGGTAGTGCTATTCGCAACGGGGATGCTACTCATACTGGTGTCATACCATTCTATAAACACTTTCAAAGCGCCGTTAAAAGTTGTTCCCAGGGTGGAGTTAGGGGTGGAGCGGCGACATTATACTACCCAATATGGCATCTTGAAGTCGAAGACCTCCTTGTACTTAAAAACAACAAAGGAACCGAGGATAACAGAGTAAGGCACATGGACTATGGTGTCCAATTTAACAAGTTAATGTATCAAAGACTTCTTAGTGGTGGCGATATTACTTTGTTTAGCCCTGCAGATGTGCCAGGCCTATATGAAACCTTCTTTAATGATCAGGATAAGTTTGCTGAGTTATACGAGCGAGCAGAACGCAACACACATATCAGAAAAAAGACTATCAAGGCAGTGGATTTGTTTAGTCAGTTTGTGCAGGAGCGCAAAGATACTGGTAGATTATATTTAATGAATGTGGACCATGCTAATACACACGGAAGTTTTGATGAGAAAATTGCACCAGTGCATCAGAGCAATTTGTGCTGTGAAATAGATTTACCCACAAAGCCCCTGACGGATACCAATGACACAGAGGGAGAAATAGCCCTGTGTACATTAAGTGCTATAAACTGGGGGAACATCCGCAGACCTGCAGATTTTAAAAACACCTGCGATCTAGCAGTGCGGGGTCTAGATGCATTGTTGGACTATCAAAAATATCCAGTGCTAGCCGCAGAACTAGCCACACAGAAGCGCAGACCCCTGGGTATCGGTATTATAAACTTTGCGTTCTGGTTAGCCAAGCACGATAGCACTTATCAGAATCCTGACTTAGATTTAGTGCATGAGTGGACAGAAGCCTGGTCATACTATTTAATCCAGAGTAGTGTGCAACTTGCCAAAGAGAGTGGGGCATGTCCAGGTAACAAAGAGACAAAGTACGGTATGGGTGTGTTGCCCATAGATACATACAAAACAGAGGTGGACGAATTAGCCGCACCAAACTATAAAATGGATTGGGATACGCTTAGAACAGATCTCATGGAGCATGGTATTAGAAATAGTACGTTGATGGCACTTATGCCTGCTGAAACATCAGCACAAATTTCAAACAGCACAAACGGTATTGAGCCGCCCAGAAGTTATGTGAGTATCAAGCAGAGCAAGCATGGTGTACTCAAACAAGTAGTGCCACAGTATCACAGACTAAAGAACAAATATGATTTGTTGTGGGATCATAGAAGCCCCGAAGGCTATCTTAAAATCTGCGCAGTATTACAGAAGTTTATTGACCAGGGCATTAGTGTGAACACTTCATACAATCCCGAACACTATGAGGACGAGAAAATTCCCATGAGTGTGCTTTTACAACATATTGTAATGTTTTATAAGTATGGTGGTAAACAACTCTACTACAATAATACCTATGACGGACAAGGCGAGATAGACGTCGACAAGTTTGATGCGCCAGAGCCAACTACAACAGTATTAGACGATGAGGACTGTGAGTCCTGCAAGATATAGATCTGTTATGTTTTTACTCTGTCCCTGCATCCGATAAGTAATCACACAAACACAAGGGCATGTCCAATGAGCACAGTATTTAATACCAAAAGAAAAAAACACCATACCGAAAGCAAAATGTTCCTGGACGGTGGCGTCAATGTACAGCGTTATGATACATTGAAATATCGCACATTTGATAAACTCACTGACAAACAACTGGGTTTCTTTTGGCGGCCAGAAGAAGTTGATATCGCCAGAGACAGCAAGGACTTTAAGGATCTTACTAGTCACGAGCAACACATCTTTACTAGTAATCTAAAACGACAAATCCTCCTGGACAGCGTACAAGGACGCTCCCCCAACCTTGCTTTTCTGCCTCTAGTGAGTTTGCCAGAGTTGGAGACATGGATTGAGACCTGGGCGTTTTCGGAGACTATACATAGTCGTTCATATACTCATATTATTCGTAATATATATGCCGATCCCAGTAGAATTTTCGATGAAATGCTGAGTATAAAACAGATCATGGAGTGTGCCGACAATATCAGTCACTATTATGATGATTTAATTTCTTATCAGGACAGTGATGCACACGGTACATATGAACACAAAAAGGCATTGTATCTGGCAATCATGGCTGTAAATATTTTAGAAGGCGTGAGATTTTATGTGAGTTTTGCATGTTCATGGGCATTTGCTGAAGTCAAGAAGATGGAAGGCAATGCTAAGATCATAAAACTCATTGCCCGTGACGAAAACATTCACATGGCTAGCACACAGCAAATGCTCAAGCTCCTGCCCACAGACGATAAAGACTATGCAAAGATTGCCAGGGAGTGTGAAGCAGATTGTATCGAAATGTTCATGAACGCCATAGAGCAGGAGAAGGCCTGGGCTGACTATTTGTTTGCAGATGGATCTATGATTGGTCTCAATGCAGAATTACTCAAGCAATATGTGGAGTGGATTGCGGCCAAGCGTATGCGAGCAGTGGGTCTCACCGCACCCTATACCACTACAGCGGCAAACCCATTGCCCTGGACGGAAAAATGGATACACGGTGGAGAGGTACAAGTAGCTCCACAGGAAACAGAGATCACTAGTTATGTAATTGGTGGTACAAAACAGGACGTCACAGAAGATACATTTAAAGGAATGAGTTTGTAATGCTAACAGTATACACCAAGAACAATTGCGGCTTCTGTATGATGGCCAAAGCACTGTTAAACAATCACAACATGGCGTACCAGGAAGTAAACATAGAGGATGATGAAGATTTAAAAATGTTTATGATCTCAGAAGGACACAGAACAATGCCACAAATATACCAAGACACAGAGTTATTCGTGGAAGGTGGATTTCAGGGACTCAAAGAATATTTAGACAAAGAAACCATAGACACAACACAGTTAGGTGAAATATGAAAAGCACAGAAGATTTAATAGGTGAAATCGTCACCATTCGCACTATCGTAGGCGAAGAACTCATGGGCAAGCTGGAAGGTTTAGCCTTAAATAAAACAATTCTAGAACTTCACGGGCTAAGAGTGGTAACACTGGATGCTGACGGGCAAATCATGATGCTGCCATACACACTTACTGGACAGGATGACATTATTGGGTTGCCTACCAGGCATGTCCTTAGTATTGTACAAAGCATGACAGATGCAGCCAAGGGTTTTCGCATGGAAACTAACGCAGAGCCCACCCCTGAGGGTCCTGCTAACTTAGGCGAAGATTCCTTTAGTCTGTAAAGCATAAATAGTATTATGTCAATGATAGCAAAATTAGGGGGAGCTGGAACACTAGTAGGCGGTGTGGCACCCATTACCGGACCTGGCGCTCCCACAGTTATAGCTGAAGGAGCTCCCGTGAGTACAATATCTGATATTGTTGCTCCACACGGAGAACCCCCACATGCTAAATCAGTGATTACATCAAGCAGTGCTACAGTAATTGCAATGGGTCGTGGAGTTGTTCGCATGGGCGACGTAGCCTCTTGTGGTCATTCAGTACTTAGTTCCAGCACCGTATTTGTCGGTGCATAATAACACGCCTGTTATCTATATCTACTTTTAATAATAAATACTACACTGGGAGGAGAGTCCTAGCAAAGTAGTATAACGTAGTATCAGGAAATTTAATTATGTCAAACAAAACACCTTATGAAATACGTCTGGATTTGGTTCGCGAAGCCAGAGAAATTTTACAAGCCCGTGCAAAAAATTCCGATGACATGCCCACTACTGAGGAAGTAATACAGGAAGCAGAAAGACTTAATGTCTTTGTAAGTAAACGTTCTGGGCAGGACGATCACCACAGATAATTTTTTATACCAGATTACAAAACGAGCCACTAGTGGCTCGTTTCTGTCTGTACCAGTTTTTGACACTTAAAAACTTTCCCCGTGTAAATATTAAAACAAGCCCTAGTAGCTCAGTTGGCAGAGCGCGACATT